AATTGATAAGACCGCGGAAGGGTTCATCACCGGAGATATAGCGATCATCGAAATATGCGACGATGCGCCCGTTCAGAGAGGTGACCTTGAAATCTTCCATGAATCTGTCACGGAACACATAAGGCAGGAACGAATGCTTGTTATCGGTTGAATACCACGCAGACGCTGTATCTCGTCCTTCCGAACGTTTGGAGAGCAGTTTGGATATCCTTTTTGAATCTTCATTAAATATGAATGTATTCTGTTCGACATCATCGGGCATTAGCTCACTCCTTCATGTATGTGTCGCGAAACAGCATTCTCAATGTCTCCGCATTCGATCTGTATCCTTTGATCTCGGTCAATTGTTCCAATTTCTGATATTCCGCATTTGTCAAAGAGACGTACACGGGGTTGGAATTATCATTATTCTTAACCATGTATAAGGATATACAACCAAGGTATAAATATTTTACAATATCTAAACATTGGAAAAAGATAGGTATGAAAACAAGTTACATCCATGTTAGGTTTATATACTACCTAAATAGGTTGAAATTGTACAAATAGGTAACTCTAAACCATAAGATTTTATGATTCTGTTAACACGTGTTAATATTTTTATCATTTATTGTTGCAAAACTATTTTTTGAAACCAACTATAATGAAACTATAACACAAAAATCGAGACTTCTTTAAATACTAACTATCTCTTTTTTTATATATTTATATTTAATTTAAAGATTATAGTATATAGATATACCAATATGAGGAATGGGATACACGCATCATTTCTTACACGTTTCCTATATAGAAATTTGAAGGCAACTATAACTCTAAACTATAAATTTTTGGAAGAATAAAAAAAGGACAGTTACATCCAACCCAAGGGATACTATGAGACGGTCTTGAAAGTCATAAAAATAAAAGGAGGAAAGGAACACCCGGTGACTGAACGATCCCATATGAATTTGAACTAGGGGGTGTTCCCGTTAATAAGATATGCGGTATGGGTTAATATATTTAATCATAAAGGTTATTAATATTCATCATCATACTATATTCAATGACTAAGATGATAGGAGTGGGAAGCGGAAACAATCCCGCTTCTAAAAAAGGACATTCCAACATAACTCCCATATCAGAACTTCCTTTGGAAAAACAATGGGAAATCAAGAAGAAAGGCTGCGAGGCATCGATTAAGGCTAGAGCTAAGAAGAAAGAGGCTAAAACTTTACTCAATGCCATCAATTCTGTAGATTTGAAAGATTCCGATCTCATATCTAGTACTATCAAGAAGTATTGTGAATATTGCGACATCCCATGCACTGCTCGTAATGTGATGAATGTGGCGATGATATTGGGAAGTCTTGATGGAACAAAGGATGGAGATCCCAATCCTGCTTGTTACAAGGCGTTCATGGATTATAATATAGGCCCTCCTATTCAAAGAACAGAAGTTCAGATAGTGGATGATAGCAAAGTGGATAATATCAAGAAGAAACTTCGTGACAATCCCGGATTGATAGAAGAGTTGTTCGGCGATGAAGACGAGTGACAGATCGCTGAATGATGCAGAGCTTCTGAATATAAGGTATACATTCAAACCTAAATCATGGGCTAAAGAAGTCATAGAGACGCATACTAATCTCAAGTTCGATAAATGGCAGTTGGATTATCTGGCAGATACCAGGAAGCGTATAGCACTCAATTGCTCTAGACAGTCTGGTAAATCCACCATGACGGCTGTGATGGCACTTCATATGGCCATATACAATCCAAAATCAATGACGCTTCTGATATCATCCACATTGAATCAATCGATAGAATTGTTCTATCGTATCAAATCCATACTCAAGGATCTGGGTAGAGATGCTCCCAGAACAGTTGTAGATAATAAGACATCATTGGAATTAGTGAATGGTTCTCGCATAAAATGCGCACCTGATACCGATAATATCAGAGGGATAACCGCCGATCTGGTTGTTCTAGACGAGGCTGCATATATCAATAAAGACATAATGCAAGTCGTATCTCCGATGCTTTTGACTACCAATGGACGACTTGTCGTCATATCTACACCAGCAGGCAAGACGGGTCTGTTCTGGCAGGTTTACAACGATCCTCTGTATTCAACATATTCTGTTCCCGTGACAGATATTCCACGTTTGCAAACTCCTGAAAAGCTGGAGATGCTGCAAGGGGAGTTGAATAATCTGGGTTCAAGGATATACGGACAGGAATATCTATGTCAATTCTTATCCGATCTGGAAGGATCTGTTTTCAAACGTTCATGGTTCGATTCCAAATTCGTAGATGCAGTACCGCAGGGATCGTATCAGCGTCTAAGAGGATGGGATATGGCAGCTACAGCAGAGGATATTAAAAAAGGAAACGATCCAGATTGGACATCAGGCACTCGTATGGCACGTGATACTAATTCAGGACGGATATATATAGAAGATGTTTCAAGACTGCGTGGAACTCCATTCGATGTTGAGCGTCTTCTAGTCTCAAAACGCGATATGGACGGCCCGGAGGTAGGGATACGTCAAGAGCAAGAACCAGGGTCGGCAGGTAAAACGCTTACCGCTGCATATTCGCGTACTATCTTTGCAGGATACGATTATCGTGCAATACCTGCAGCATCCAAAGGAAACAAGATGCAATGCGCCGCGCCTTTTGCTGCTGCATGTGAACGCGGAGATGTGTATATAGTGAGAGGAGATTGGAATCGTGCTTTCATCGATGAGCTTTGCGAATTCCCATTAGGCAAACATGACGATCAAGTGGACAGTTCTTCATTGACATACAATCAATTAACATTATATCAGGCATCATCCAATGTTTGGTTCGTCTAATTAGTTAATTTAAATATGCTAAAGACAATGTTAGGGTAGATAACATGCAATTCAAATTCAGAAAAAAAGAAACCAAGTCTGTGATAACAAGCAGTTCTAGCAATATTGGATTTGCAGATGCCTTTTTTGGAAATGATACGATGCGTACATATCTGTCACAATTCACACAGGGATATGCTCTTTCTCCATTCGTTTTCAGATGCGCATGTCTACGTGCAGCATCCGTCGCATCTGTACAACCCAGATTATTGGATGTGGATGATAATGAGATATCGGATCAGAATCATCCATTGTATAAACTTCTCCGTCGCCCATCCAAAGGTAGGTCGTGGCACGATCTGGCTTATGATATGGAACATGATATGGCCATCAACGGCAATGCTTATGTTCAGTCCATACGCGGACTAAGCAAACCAATCGAATTGTGGAATCTGAATCCTAATAATGTTCAACCTATGCAGAGCAATGACAATTATGAACCCGTAAAGTATTGGATATATAACGCAGGAAATAGGATATTGAATATCCAACCCGAAGATCTCATCCACATTCATTTGAAGCCTAAACCCGGAGAGGTTGTAGGAATGTCTCCATTGGAAGCTGCATCCGCATCTATACGTGCTCAAACGTCATCCAGAGATTGGAACAATAGCCTTATGGATCATGCAGGAAGGCCGTCATGTGCAGTGTCTGTACCTGAAACCATGAATGAAGACGTATTCCAAAAATTCAAGAACCGTCTTTCATCTGGATACGGAGGTAAAGAGAATGCAGGAAAGATGATGGTATTGGATGGAGGAAAAACAATTACCAATTTAGGATTCAATGCTTTGGAGATGGATTTCAATTCAGGCATGGTGTTGATGGCGAGAGAGATATCGATTGCAATGGCAGTACCGCCAGAGCTAGTGGGGGATTCAGCCAATAAGACTTATGCAAATGCCCAGGAAGCCAATAAGGAGTTCACGCAACACACGGTTGTTCCCGAATTGGACACATTATTCAATGCTTTAACTATCAATTTATGTCCATATTGGACAGATGTGGCTAGGATATCTTATGATAAAAGCGATGTTGCAGAATTGAGAGGCAATATGCCAGAGATAGTCGCTGCTCTCAACAGTGTGAATTTCATGACTACCAATGAGAAACGTGCGCAGATGGGATACGATTCTATAGGAGAAGAAGGAGATACCATTCTAGTTCCTGCCGGGAATATCCCATTATCAGAAGCGGCCACACCTGTCAATGATATAAACGATCCCGGAGACAACGAATGAGTTACGTTAGATACAACTGTAAATTATTATGTGTTAAATCCAGCGCAGCCAATGACCGTGCTGTGATGATAGTCATGCAGAGGATACAGGAATATAACGCCAGGTCCATTAGTTACAATATGCGCAAGGTTTTCGCATCCATGCATAGGATGTTCAAAGAGCTTGAAGGGGTTCCAGGTACTATTGAGATAGCCAATATTGTATTCAAGCATACGAGATGGGAAACTGCCATTCTAACCGATGCATACAACAGGATGGCGGATGCCGTTTATCCTTTGATCGCAGATGAGAACGGCCTCAAGGCGGCAGAGCTATACATGGAGCACAAGGCTAATGACCAACCCAACTACAAAAGGGATCTTAACACATGGATATTCCAACACCTAGGGGTTCACATCTCCGATATAGACGATACTACAATGGGTCAGATCAGGGTCTTGGCGGCACAGGCTGCGACAACGGCTGATTTTCAGAAGAGCATCAAAGGCTATTTTGCATCCGATGCCCCATCCAGAGCATACACTATCGCAAGAACGGAAGCGCATGGCGCAGCTACCGCATCAGCAGATATATCGGTACGCAATACCGATGTAGGACGTGAGAAGGTCAAGGTATGGCGCACTACCAAAGTGAATACACGTCCTACTCATGCTGCGATGGATGGAGTGCAAGTTGGCATGGATGATGCGTTCCAAGTGCCTAGAGCAGACGGAGGGTACGACATGATGATGTATCCCGGAGACGGTACATATGCGCCTTCTGCAGGCAATGTGGTCAATTGCAGATGC